CCGCTGGGATTTAGGTGCGGGTCTCACAGGAGGGTCAGGCCACTCCTATACATCACCACCGTCAGCAAATCGTCAAACAAGTTGGGCTGAACTATCTTGGGATCATATGCCGAATCATGCGGTCGGCGCGTTTCTTGTCAGCGGTAGACCGGAATTTCTTGATCTACTTATGGAAATCGGCAACTGTGCGATGTTCCAGAGAAATACTGCTATAGCTACGGCAACTGAATTTCAAATAGCTGGAACGACTAGTAGCAGTTACCGAAATATGACAGTGAACGGCACAACTTACTTGGGTGCTCTTATTGGGTTCCCAAGCAACATGCGTTTGGATTTCTGGACATGGCGCGATGTGATGTACGCATCCGTATTCGCCGGAACCAACAACTACGAATGTGCCACGTATGATTCCTATTTCAATGACCCCAACTCGTTCTTGACGGCGACGTTCAACGCTTACAACGCATCGAATAACCCGACTGGAAGTGGTGGCCTTCAAACAAATAGTTATGCTACGACCAATGGACTTGTGACTTGGAATGCCAATGTCGCGATAGACAGTAAATTTATGAAAGGGTACGGCCTTCACACTGCATCACATCTGTCTGGCCTTGGTGAACGCACGGATGCACTCGCAGCGCTTGGCCAATGGTGCAACTGGTACAGTCATGAGTATGTTGTCGCGGGTGGTGGTTCGACGGGTCAGAACGGCGAATATCAGTTATTTTGTGAACAAGAGGGCGCGCGAGTCAATATCAATCCAGCGGCATATATAAACTCCGATCTTTTGATCGCAAATTTCTATCCAGGGAGTTTTAGCTGGAGTAGCGGCACGGGACTATTTACATTTGGCGGAGCAAGCTCTCCAGCAAGTTACACGCCAGCGAACGGCGATATTTATGTGTTTGTCAACTTCGCCGGTACTGATAATGCCAGTGTATTCAAACTGCCGACGAATTTTTCCTATGCAACCCCCTATTATACCATCAACTGCTCCGGCAACAATTTCCAACTGACGACTGTTAACGGCGATACTGGGCATATAGTCAATCCGGGGAATACAATTGCCAGTTCTAACATGACAGGAATGGCCTCAAACCCGAGCCGCCTTGGTGCCAATGCAACATCCTCTCCTTGGGGGACTCAGGGTGGGTACCCAATCATCATCGGATTTGGCCTAGCATGGGCAAACATGGTAGGTGCATCAAACGTAAACGCCAACTTACTGACGGACGTTATTGGCAGTTCGTCCGGTGCGGCATCAGATTTCAACCATTATCGAAGCGCGACTCCAGTCGCCACTGACCCAAACAAGTACCCAGGGTGGGTTATGCAACAAGGGTTTGTATATAGCTAATGATCCTCAAAGACCTGGACTTAGCCTCCGTTTGCATCTACTGCGAAGCTTGGTTGGAACCGGACGAAGGAAAAGCAGCGGTCGCAAGGGTATTAAGAAATCGTATAAACAAACTTTATGAATCAGACGGGACCATGCAGGGGACCGTTCTCAGGTACGATCAATTCTCTTGGGCATGGTTTGCCTACGTCAACGGTAAATATACCCGTATCTCAGATAACCAGCACATGGCCTTGTCAGTAGCTGAGTTCAAACTCAAACATGCCCCTGCCTTTGCTCTAAGCAGATGTGCTCAGATTTACATTGCAGTAAAGAACGGGGAGTTCAAAGGCGATCTATACAACAAACTTACCGACGAAGCTGTTCTGTATCTTAATCCTCATATCGTCGAACATATGCCATCTTGGGCTGATCCAACTCTTCTCGTGGCTACCATAGGCAATCATAACTTTTATAAAGCAGGAGAACCAAAATAACCCTACAGATTAAACGTTACGGTTGGAAAAGACAGCATCCAGATTTCAGGGATCAGCCGATGGTTGTTCCAAAGGCAGGTGTCTGGATTCCCCCTAAGGTCGATCTAAGACCTCATGACAGTCCGATTTATGATCAGGGTCAACTAGGTTCCTGCACGGGTAACGCCACGGCAGGTGCCATTGAATTCGCCAGACGCCTTGAAGGTCTGCCTGACATTGTTCCTTCCCGTCTGTTTCTGTACTTCAACGGTAGGGCTTTGGAAGGTACCACCAAGATTGATGCTGGCGCAGAAATTAGAGACGTGATCAAAGGCGCAATTAAGCCCGGAGTCTGTCCTGAGTCCGAGTGGCCTTATGACATTTCTCAATTTGCAACTCAGCCTACTCCTCAGTGCTACACTGACGCAACCCACGATCATGTGATCAGGTACTCTGTCGTCCATCAGTCCTCGATTGGCATGAAGACCTGCCTTGCAATGGGTTTCCCCTTTGTCTTCGGCTTCACTGTCTATGACAGCTTTGAGTCCGTAGAGGTTGCCAATACCGGTGTCGTTCCGATGCCGGGACAAGACGAATCAGTTCTTGGTGGTCACGCTGTAATGGCAGTTGGTTATGATGACGCTGAGCAACGGTACATCGTCCGTAATTCTTGGGGCGAAGGCTGGGGTGACAGAGGTTACTTCCACATGCCGTATGCTTATCTTAAGAACCCAAATCTTTCCAGTGACTTCTGGATGATCGAACTAATGAGTAAAGACTAATATGAATGCTTTGTCTGGTTACAGAACCCTTCTCTTCGCCTTGGTACTCGGTGCCTTGGGTGCAGCTCAGACATTTGACTGGGCAACTATTGTTCCGGCACAGGATGTCGGACCCGTCATGATTGGAATTGGTGCTCTTGTCGCCCTTCTTCGTGCCGTAACTTCAACCCCCGTAGGAACTTCTAAGTAATGTTTAAACAACTTCTTGCTCTTGCTCTTATTACCCCCCTTCTTGGAGCGTGTGTTAATGGCCCGCTACAGAATGGGATTAAGACTCTCGTTCTCGATCCAAAGATCAACGACACTGTTCAGAAGCTCGGAGCCTTCACGGTTCAGGACTTGGATAATGCCGATGCCATTGCTGTTAAGGCTAATGACTCGCTGGCTCACATGTGCTTCCCTGTTCTCAAGGCCTTCGTCTTGACCATTCAGGCTCGTACAAATGGTGCGGCAGGTAACACTGTCTCAGGTGCCTTCTCGGCCTTTGAAGCCGCTCGTACCGCTGTCAATGGTGGGGCGGACCTCGTCTCCAAACAGGATGTCACGATGCTGGAAGCAGCTTGTGGCGGTCTTGTTCAGGACACTGCAAATACTCCGGCTAAGTTTATGGCTGCTCTCGCAGGACTTGGCGGTTAATGGCCCTGACCCACTGTTAGAAAATGTTTCTAACAACTGAGCAAATCTGTGATCAGTATGCATGGTTGTACACAGACCTACCTACACCTGTCGGCTGCTGGGATCATATAATTGATCTTGATGGTTGCTACACAGGTATCAAGAAAGTTGATGGTATTGACTATGTTATGTTTCGCGGGTCTACGACCTTTATAGATTGGATTGAAGACTTTGCGCATTTTGCCCTTCCTTTTCCTGATGGTGTTCTTGGCGGCGTGCACCCTGGCTTTCGCCTCGGGGTACTGGCGGTAAAGGATAAAATAGATGGGTTGGTCGGTGACAAAGTTGTATGTGTGGGGCACAGCCTTGGTGCTGGCCATGCTCAGCTTTATGCTGGTTATAGGATGGCTAGTGGCAGACCAGTACAAAGGATCGTCGTATTCGGGTCTCCCAGACCGGGATGCACTGTACTTTCTAATCTACTCACTCCCATCCCGATAGACAGTTACCGTAATACGGATGACAATGGGGTGGACCTTGTTACAAAGGTTCCCTTTGCTGCTCCCCCAATGATCAACTATGTGCAGACCAGGAACTTCATTGATGTTAAGGCTGTCCCTGCTAATAATGATTCTTGGCTAGTATTTAAGTATCACCATTTCGCTCTGTACTGTGAAGCTTTTAAAGCTCATGGCACCGCTGCTCAGTCGCTTATAGATAAACTCAGAAAAGGTTAACAATGCCGTCAACCAGTCCTAAACAAGCCCGCTTCATGGCGGCGGTCGCCCACGATAAAGAGTTCGCCAAGAAAGCTGGTGTTCCTCAGTCAGTCGGCAAAGAATTTAACGATGCAGACAAAGGAACGGATATCCGTAAGAAGAAACCTAAGTCTGAGAGAATGTACAAGAGTTAATCATGGGTTTCATATTCTCACCCCCTAAGCCACCTGCTGTTCAAATGCCTCCTCCGGCTGCTCATCCTCCTACTCTAGGATCAGCAAACGTAGTAGCGGCACAGCAAGCTGCAAAACAGAGAGCTGCTGCTGCAGAAGGGATGGGGATGGACGACACAATCAAAACCTCTCCTCAAGGTCTCAAGGCTCCAGCTACGACTGCTAATACCACTATGCTAGGTGGCTAACCTAGTGGGTTACGTAGGAAAGATTTTAACTGGTGGTCTTGTTGGAACAGACAAAGCAGCCTTAGGTGGTCTTGGTGCTGCTAATCCTGAAATGGCTTTAGGCGGGGTTCTTGGTAGTCGTTTATTTAAACAGCCTCAAATGCCACCACCTGCTCCTGCTATACAGCCAAAACGCCCTACTGTACCTGATGATCCACAAGCTATTAATAAAAAACCAACTCTATTAGGCGGTGGAAACATTGGCTAAAAAAGACAAACCAACCTATGATACGGCAACCTATGAACAGGCTGGTCCGACGTTCTTATCAGTGCAACCTAATCTGGACCCTGCTAAAGAGAACCATAAAGTTGATCCTGAATGGGACATGGTTCGTGTTAACATGGAGACTCGTCTCGTTGGTCTTCGTAACTGGCGTCAGTCTTGGTGGACCCAGAACTGGTCCGATCTTGCAGAATTCATTGATCCAAAGCGTTCAATCTGGCTAACCCAGTCAACAGGTGGAAACCCAAATCCGAATAACATGACACGCGGTAGACCGTTAAATACGGCTATTGCGGACCCTACCGCGACTTACGCAGTTCGTGTTTGCTCGTCCGGGTTGATGTCGGGTTTGGCGTCTCCCTCTAGACCTTGGTTCAAAGTTGTTCCCGGTATCAAGAAGTTTGACATTGATACTGCAGCCCGTCTTTGGCTTGATGAAGTCGAGGACCGCATGTATACTATTATTGCAGGGTCTAACTTCTATAATGCTTTTGCCCAAGAGTGTGAAGATCTTGTAGTCTTCGGTACAGGGCCGTCTATCGTTTACGAAGACGTAAAAGACATTATCAGACTGTATAACCCCGCAGTTGGTGAGTACTACCTAAGCACTGATGCAACAGGTCGTGTTGACGGTTTCTATCGTCTATTCGTTATGACAGTTGCTCAGATCGTAGGTTTCTTCGGTATCGAAAACTGCACACCTGACATCCAGAAACTCTGGGATGAAAAAGGTAACCAGTTAGACGTAGAGCGTATGGTCGCTCACTCTATCGAACCTAACTTTGGTATCGGCCCTGATAACCTTGGTCAGCTTCCGGGTGCCTTCACTTGGAAGGAATACTATTGGATGTGGGGTAACAGTTCCTCAGGAAAGCCCTTATCCAAACGTGGATTTATAGATCAACCATTTACATCGGCTCGCTGGTCTACCCAGTCTAATGATGCTTATGGTCGGTCACCGGGAATGGACGTTCTGCCGGATGTGATGCAGCTGCAGGTAATGACGCGCCGTATGGCAGAGGCGATTGAGAAACAGGTCCGTCCTCCTCTCATTGGGTCAATGGAACTTAAGAACAAACCCACGTCCACACTCCCCGGTCACCTTACCTATGTATCCGAGCTAGGTCCTAATAAAGGCATCAGGCCCATTTACGAAGTGAACCCGGACATTAAAGCAATGTCTGAGAACATCAGGGCCATTGAACAGAGAATCCAAGCAGGACTCTTTAACGACCTTTTCCTTATGTTAGAGCAACAGCCTAATAAGGAAAGACAGACGGCTTATGAGATTGCTCAGAAGGTTCAGGAAAAACTCCAAGTCCTCGGTCCAGTTATTGAGGCCCTAATCTCTGACAGTCTCAAGCCTAAACTAAAACGTATTTTTAATATCAGTAAACGCAGAGGACTAATTGCGCCTCCACCCCCTTCTCTTCAAAACGTACCTTTGGATATTGAATTTGTTAGCATGCTTACTTTAGCACAGAAGGGTGCTGCTACAGGTGGAATTGAACGTTTGATGCAGTTAGTCGGTGGGATGTATGCCGTCTATCCGCAGGTCAAAGATAATATCAACGCTGACAGTATCGTCAAAGAATACAACGATCTACTCGGTAATCCCCAGAAGATCCTCAACGGACCTGAGCAAGTTGCTGCAGTTCGTCAACAAGAAGCTGCTGCTGCTCAGAAACAGCAACAGATGGCCGAGATGGCCCAAATGGCCGAGTCTGCCGGTAAAGCTGCCCCGGCTGCGCAGGTCCTACAAAACACAGATGTTGGTGGCGGACAAAATGTTCTAGGCAAATTATTAGGAGCAGGACAATAACTCAGTTATATCCACTGAAGAAAAGATTGCCGGATCAACTTCAGATTAACTTCCGATTAGATTCTTGGATTGGTCCACATTTCCATAAAGACTATCATGGAGATTGGGATTATCACAGTTATCACTTTGGTGTTGGTCCCCTATTTATCCACTATCATAATAAATCCATTCAAGAAATTGTAGGAGCTTAAAATAGTAATCTATGTAAGTGAACCAGAGATGTTGGTTCGGTTTGTGGACGGCCTTAAGGTTGCAGCTGGTTCAGCTCATCAATTGGCCCATGCCCAAGAAAACCCCAACTGGTTGAAGGTCAGAGACCTCTTAGAAACCCTTATCGAAAATGGCCAGAAGATGGCAACGGCTAGATCAATGCCACGTCAGGAAGTCTTAAGACAATTAGACATCCGAGAAAAGAACAGTCGTACTGATGGTTAATCCTGTCAAGGTTGATCAGGCAGAAGCAGAACAAGAAGAGTCCTACGACACCTCCGACAAGGAATCGGTTAATAAAGCTCGTAAAAAGTCAGCTCGCACAAGAGCAGACAGACTAGAATTTGTTGCTGCTGCAATGTCTCACGAACAAGGCAGAGCTTGGTTCTATGATCTACTGCTATTCTGCAAAGTGTTCCGTACCCCTTTTGACGAAGACCCATACATGACCGCCTTTAAGTGTGGCGAGCAGACTATCGGTCTCAGGATACTGGACGACATTCAGACTGCTGCCCCCGATAAGTATATTACTATGGTCTCTGAGAACAAGACGAAACAAGGATAAAAATGGCTGAAGAGCAAACTACCGTTACTGCCCCAGTTACCCCTACACCGGTTGCGGCCCCTGCTGCAGCCCCCGCCACAGCACCTGTAGTCGCTCCTGTAGCGGCACCGGTGGCTGTAGCACCTACACCTACACCTGCCCCTGCCCCGGAAACGCCGCCTACGGCCTCCGTAGAGGCTCAGGCACCCGCTCCAGCACAGGTTGCCGATGCAGCTCCTGCTAAAGCGGAAACAGTTATGGGTGAGGCCCTAGATGCCAAGCCCGCAGAAACTCCTAAACCTACAGAGGCCCAAGCACCAGTTGCAGAAGCCCCTAAGGTTGAGGAACAGAAAGCCACGGAAGGCCAGTCCGAAGAACCGGCTCCGCCTCCGACTTACGACCCGTTCACCCTGCCAGAAGGTGTAAGCCTTGATCAGGAACGTGTCAATAAATTCACCGAAATTCTAGGCGAACTGGAAAGGTCCGGTAAAGCAGATCATGCTGCCGTACAACAGTTCGGTCAGAAAGCCGTTGAGTTTCATATTGAAGAAGTTAAGAAAGCTGTAACCGATGTAACATCTCTGTATCAACAGACTTGGGAACGACAGAAAACTGAATGGAAGGACTCCTTTCTAAAGGACCCTGAAATCGGTGGTAATCGTTTCCAGACTACTGTGGATGCGGCTCGTAACTTCATTCGTACACACGGAGGTACTCCGGAACAGCAACAGGAATTCAGGAATGTGATGGAGTCCTCAGGACTTGGAAATCACCCTGCAGTCATTCGTCTCCTAGCAAATGCCGGTGCGGCTATGAAGGAAGGCGTTCCTCTCGCTACCGTTAAACCAGTGTCCCCGCCTAAATCAAAGACTGCCACTCTTTACGGCAAGTCTCAATAAATTAACTAAAGGTACACATTACTCAAATGTCTACAAACGTTCTCCCAAATCTGGTCGATTGGGCTCGCCGTGCTGATCCAGACGGTTCTATTGCAATCATTGCCGAGATGCTTTCTCAGTGCAATGAAATCATGAAGGACATGATCTGGCAGGAAGGCAATCTCCCTCTCGGTCACAAAACTACCGTTCGCGTCGGACTCCCTCAGGGTGTGTGGCGTGCGGCTAACCAAGGTGTCCCGTCCAGCAAGTCACTGACTGCTCAGTTCCAGGACTCCATTGGCGAACTGGTTGACTATTCTATCGTTGACAAGTCCATCGCCGTCCTTAACGGTAACGTTGCCAAGTTCCGTTATTCGGAAGACATGGCCCACGTTGAAGGTCTCAGCCAGCAAGTTGCGTCGGCGTTGTTCTACAGCAACGAAGCAACTAACCCGACTCAGTTTACTGGTCTTGCCCCTCGCTACAACACTGTCAGCACTTCGACTGCCAAGAATGCAGTCAACGTGATTGATGCAGGCGGAACGGGTTCCAGCAACCTGTCCATCTGGCTGGTTGGTTGGGGCGATCATACTACGTTCGGTATCTTCCCGAAGGGTTCTCAGGCCGGTCTGGTCTACGAGGACAAGGGTGATGTCGTTCCTGCGTATGACTCGAACGGTAACCGTTTCGAAGCGTTCACGTCCATGTTCCAGTTCAAACTGGGTCTGTGCGTGAAGGACTGGCGTTATAACATCCGTATTGCTAACGTTGACACGACCACGGCAGGTTTGCAAGGTACGACCCCGCCTGACTTGTTCGCGTTGATGGCTCGTGCGGTTGTCAAGCTTCCCACGGCTTCGCGTCGTCTGTCTGGTATCACTGAATCTGACGCCCCTGGCGATCCGGTTCCAGGTATTGCTCCTGCCTGGTACGTTAATCGTACTGGTCGTGAGTTCATGGACATCCAGGCGATCCGTGATCGTAACGTGCTGATTTCCAGCAAAGACTATGCGGGTGATCCCGTCATGATGTTCCGCGACGTGGGAATCCGCGTTGTTGACGCACTGACGAACACTGAAGCCCGTATCGTCTAATTTTTTCTAAGGATTAATAATACAATGTCTTTTATGGACAATTCCCTCTCGTTCTCAACCTCTTGGAGTTCTGCGCAGACGGTTACAACCACTGCCGACAGCACCAACGTTGTGGACATTACGGGTGCGGGTTCGGGTAATGCCCCGGCCATGATTAACGGCTTCCCAGCCTCCAACACTGCTATCGGTGACGATATCGGTGCGGGTGATGGGGTTGCTATTCCGTACCTGTATATCACCGTTCCCAGCACGACTGGTGGCACTCAGACGGGTACCGTCACCATCAGCCTTTCTGCGGCACCAGACAATGGCAGCTACTCGCCTGGAACGTATACCACGCTCTTGTCGCTTCCTGCCATTACTGGTACTAACCTTAACTCAGCCACAGGCCATTACATCATTGTGCCGGTTCCCCCGACACAGTTTGCATGGACTGCAGAAGCTCCTCCGCGCTTTTATAAGCTGACGTACACTGTCTCGGGTACACAGTCCACGAAGTTCTTGGCTGGGCTTATGCTCAATCCGCCTTCGTCTCTGTTGCTTGGTCAGTACAACAACAACTACACTGTTGTTTAATACAACCGGATATTGGGGAGCCCTTCATTGGGTTCCCCTCTATCTTCCCAATTAAAGGTAAATAATGACTATTTCAAATGATCGTCCTGCCTACCGTATCTTGGCTGTCCATGGCTTCTTTGGCCCAGATGACCATCTCTATCAGCTAGGCGAAGAGATTTATTATGATGAAGAGCCTAATGAAGAGATGGAGCCTCTCAATGAGCCTGCTCGTCAGAAGCTTTCAGACTATCTTAATAAACTCGACAACATGGCAAAGGTTGCTGCAGAGAAGTTGAATAAAGCTTTCGTAGGTCGTCCTCGTACTCTTGATGGTGCCGTTGTGTTTGCCACCGAGATGGAACGTGACAAGATTACTGTTATGTCTGCGAAAAAGGAAGTCTCGTCTGTTGGTAAGATCGACAATGAAGAGGCCCCGGAGACTGGTTCTGTGAACCCGAAACGTGGTCGTGGTCGTCCTAGTAAAAAGGCCCCCGCTCTTTCGATTGCCTCAGCAGCTTAATTGATTAGCCCTAACCTGCTAGACGGAGTCAAATTAATGGCTAAAAAGAAAATTATACGGGCTACGGAAGCAGGCAAACTTAAAACGGTTGCTACGAAGTCTTCCAAGAAAAAAGGACATTCTCCTAAAGAAGCCCGTGGTGCAATGTATGGATCAAAGGAATAACTAAGTACAATGGCTAAATCAGAAAAACTTTATAAGGACAGTCCCACCATGAAACGTGGTGAAGATGGTCATATGGGTGTTCACAAGCCGAAAGAGGCAGACAAAGAAAATGAAGGTCTGGCTGGCGGTGAGATCGAGGGTGCCGGAAATGGTATGCCTGTTCACGCTAAGATGGCAGAAATGCACAAGCGTCATCATGAAGAAATGAAATCAATGCATGGTCGTCACGAATCTGAAGCGTCGGACATGCACAAACGTCACCAGAAGGAAGTCAAGGGCTTCGGTACGGAGACTGAACAGAATATAACGGGTGGATCAGGTGCTTCGTCTACGGACACTGGTGCCGCTGGTTCAAGCGTTTAAGGAACAAATTTAACTATGACGAACAATACCACTTATTCATTCAATACTCGCGGTCGAGCCAATCAGGTTAGCGCAGGCGTTGTTAAGCCAGGTGCTCTTATGGGAGAACTCTTCCATACCGGCGGTGTCTTCACTTGCAACGGTGCAACCGCTGTTACGGTAACAGAACCTACGGTCACTGCTAACTCTGCTATTGTCATCACGCTTAAAACCGTTGGTGGCACTGTCGGTGCTGTTCCTGCTATTCAGACTATTACTGCAGGCACAGGATTTACTATTGCTGGTACGGCTTCTGACACTTCAGTCTACAACTACCTCGTGATTGGCTAATAGACATGGCTAAATACGTAGACATGTCAATGTCTCCGGATGAAGCTGAGTCACAGTATCCTAGTCCTGTTAAGGCAGATGCTCCTAGATATCCTTATGGTGTCTGCATTTGTCTGGGTAAAGATGAACTGGAAAAGCTTGGACTGGATCACACAGACGTAGAGGTCGGTGACTTCCTTCATGTTCATGCTCTTGCCAAGGTAACTTCCAAGTCCAACTGTGAAACTGAGTCGGGGGAGAACCCAAGACTTGAGTTGACACTGGCCTTTATGGAAGTTGAAGACGAGGGAGCCGAAGATGAAGAAGAAGAGTTTGACGAGCCTAAAGGGGTTACCAGCAGGCTCTATAAGTAAACTGTGAGCACTAAAGTTTGTTCTAAGTGCAAAACTACAAAACCCTTAGATCAGTTCTATAAATTGGCGAGATCTAAAGATGGGTATAACCCTCAGTGTAAAAACTGCAAGGTGTTATATACAACTAATCTTTACCGTACAAATATAAACTACAGATCAGGAAGAATCAAACAAGCTACTGTTTATCGTCGAAAAAGAGCATATGGAATTACTTCAGAAGAATATGAAAGACTGTTAAAAAGTCAAAATTATTGTTGTGCTATTTGTAATGTTCATTTAGATAACACAAGTTTTGGGGTAACAGGACAACTTGATCATTGTCATACGACAAAGATTATAAGAGGTATTCTCTGCAGTCAGTGTAATACAGGTATAGGTAATTTGAAAGAAAATGAAGATATTCTTCTTTCGGCTATAATGTATTTAAGGAAATTTAAATGACATCGCAGTTGGATATCGCTAATCGTGCACTTTTAAGTGTAGGCTCTCGTCAGCAAGTCTCTAGTATAATGCCCTCAGATGGGTCTGTGGAAGCCGATGTAATTTCGACTCTCTACACCCCCACCTATGAGGCTCTTGCTAGGGCAGCTCACTGGAACTGTTTGAGCAAACAGGTTGCTTTGACTATGCAGGCAGCCGCTCAAGGGACTCCAGAAAATCCCCTAGGGACAACTTTACCATTGCCCCCTACACCTTGGCTGTATCAGTACGCTTATCCGTCGGATTGCTTGGATTTCGGGTATATCGTCCCTTCATTCCCCGCTTCGACTAACCCATCAGTTCCGGAAACAACGGCCAGTAATGCTGCTGGTACTTGGCTCCCTACCGGGGGACAGATACCATTTAAGGTTGCTACTACATTCGACGACAGAAACAACGCATCTTTGTGTATCCTGACCAATCAGGATCTAGCCCAAGGGGTCTACACGGTTAACCAACCGAATCCGGCCACTTGGGATTCTTTGTTTCAGGCGGCAATGGTAGCCAGTCTCGGAGCCTTTTTAGTTCCAGCGCTGTCGCTCAGTTTGCCGTTAATGAATCTACAAATAAAGAATGCAGAAGCAGCAATTGCGCAAGCGAGAGCCCGTGATGGCAATGAAGGTGTTACGACACAAGACCATACTCCTGACTGGTTTCGTGCCAGAGCAGGTGGACAAGGTTTTGGTGTCGGTTACAATATCTCTACTTGGGGTGGTTTTACCAATATGGTATGGCCCACTGATGGAGTGTATGGTGACTAATGGCTAGTATTGTCTCCATTCAAAACTCATTAGCTGGGGGAGAACTTACACCTTCTCTTTTCGGTAGAACTGACCTAGAGAAATGGCATTCAGGTTCCTCCACTTGTCGTAACTTCTTTGTCAACTACCGTGGTGGTGTCGTCTCTAGAGCAGGTCTTGCTTACATTGGCACCTGCAAACAGCAGTACCCAGTGCCCCCAAGAGATATTCCGTTCCAATTCAATCTGAATCAAGGATATGTTCTGGAGTTTGGAGAACATTACCTACGTATTAAATTTGATGGAGGTTATGTTCTTGAAACTGCCAAGACTGTTACGTCGGTTGATGCATTCGGTAAATTCACTACTAGCGGAGTACACGGCTACTCTGTCGGAGACTGGGTCTTTGACCTTGGTAATACTGATTTCGATGGCGTTGCTTGGATTGTCCATACTGTTCCTACCACCACCACTTTCACAGTTACCAATCTTTACGGGGATGTAATCAACTCTGCTCCCCCTACTTCTGGTGGAACGGTTGCCCGTATCTATACTGTCACCAGCCCCTACGCTGCTGTTGATTTACCATTCCTGAAATACACCCAGTCTGCCGACGTTATGACGTTGACGCTGTTGAACCAAGACACCAATACAGAATATCCTCCTTACTCCTTGGTTCGTAATGGTAATACCAACTGGGTATTTACTGCTCTTAGTTTTACTGCCACAATAGCAGCTCCCACAGGTGTAGTTGCTAAAGCTAACTCTTCTAACACTGTAACGACTTGGTATTCCTATGTCGTAACGGCTGTAAGTTCTAAGACTGGTGAAGAGTCAGTTGCTTCTTCAATTGCTACGGTGCAGAATAATGACATCTCTCTGTACTCAGGATCTAATGCCATTTCATGGACTGAAGTTACAGGAGCAGACTCTTATAACGTCTATAGAGCCCCTGCCTCTTATCAGGTAGGATCTCCTTCTTCTAGTCTCTTTGGCTTTGTGGGTTCCGCTTTAGGTCCTGCCTTTACAGACTCCAATATTACACCAGATTATACTATTGTCCCTCCGGTTCACAGTGATCCGTTTGCAAGAGGGGTAATTACTCAAGTTAATGTTACTGCTGGTGGAACTAACTATTCAGATACCACAATAGGATACAGTGTTACTACCGGTACTGGTACCGGTTTCTCTGGTCGTCCTGTTACTGCTTATGGGGCACTTGTAGGTTTTGTTATCGATAACCCAGGACATGGGTATCTTACTGGCAATACCATTACGTTCACCGACTCAGGTGGCGGTATAGCTACTGGTACCATTACTGCTGCTTCTAATCCCCCGGATGGCGGACATATTTTTATTA